AAAGGAAGGCCAGTACAAGCAGACGTTGAAGCAGTACGGCCTGCCGCCCGGTTTCTACGACGACAAGGCGACGACGGATGCGTGGATCGGCGGGGACGTGTCCCCGACCGAGGTAGCGTCCCGCGCGAAGTCGGCCGCGGATCTCGTCTACAACTCGCCGCCGGAAGCACAGCAGGCGTGGGACCAGTATTACGGGCATGGCACTGGCGGCGCTATCGCGTCGATTCTTGACACGTCAACTGCTGAGCCGCTGGTGCAGAAAGAGGTGGCTGCCGCCCAGATCGGCGGCGCTGCGATGCAGCAGGGATTGGGTATCAACTCCAGCCGTGCGGAGCAGTTCGCGGCGCAAGGCGTCACCCTGGACACTGCACGGAAGGCGTACTCGGACATCGCGTCCCGCCTGCAAGGCGACACGGCGATGTCGAACAGGTTCTCGACTAACGGCCAGCAGGCCGCCGGTCAGGTGCCAGGTGCCGCCCCGTCTGTGACGCCAGCGTTCGGGCAGACACAGGAGGAGAACGCGACACTGCTCGGGAACTCTGACGCGATGAAGCAGCAGTCGACGCTGTACGCGGAGGAGAAGGGTCAGTTCGCCGGCCACGGTGGCGCGGCGGACGGATCCAACGACCCGGGGGCGAACTACTAGTGGCGGTGATCGCCGTCGACTTCGACGGCGTGATCCACAACCCGGACGACCGGGAACCCGGCTACGTGATGGGACGCCCTTTTTGCGGGGCGAAAAAAGCGCTGGAGCTACTTTCCCTAGCCGGCCACCAGATCGTCGTCCACAGCGTCCGTGGTGACCCCAACAAGCACGTCTCTAGGTGGCTCGACTACTTCCAGATCCCGTACCACGCAGTGACGAACGTGAAGCCGGATGCTGCGGCCTACGTCGACGACAAGGCCATCCGGTTCACGGATTGGCCGTCAACTTTGAAAGCCTTGGAGGGCTTGTGACCCGCACCCCGGTACGCAACGAGGACATCGTTGCGCAGATCGTCACGCTGCTGAACACGGCGTCGCTGAACGGCGGCACCATTCACGCCGTCGCGCAAGGCCACTCGATCCTCGTCTCCTACCACGTCGACGCGCCTGGCGCGTCCTACAACCGAACAGTGGACCTGCAGGTTCGCTGACGCTCCACCCCGCCCCTCGGGGCGGTTTGTGCGGGATCCCCCAACGGCGGGGGACCGGGCTGTAACCCCGGCGCCTTTCGGCATGGCAGGTTCGATCCCTGCCCCGCGCACGCCCGACACGGACCGAGCGGCCCCGTGCGGTGTATCAGTCCGCTAGCGCGAGCGAAACCCAGCTTCCCCTGGCTGGGTTTTTGGCGTGCGCCCACCTCAGAAATAAGGGAGACAAATGTCCGACATCACTGACGACGACCTCGAAGTCGAAGGCGACGACAGCAACGAAAGTGCAAGTGCCCCGAAGGCGCTGCGGGATCAGGCGAAGAAGCTGGCGAAAGAGAACGCCGAGCTGCGGAAGCAGTTCGACGAGCTCAACGCGAAGGCTCGGGTCCGGGATCTCGCGGACGCGCTGGAGACGCACGGTGCACCGAAGAAGCTGGCGAAGTACGCAGCCCGGGACTTGGAGGACACGTCAGCCGACGCAGTGCTGGAGTGGCTGAAAGAGAACGGCGAGGACTTCGGCTGGGAGCCGGAAGGCTCCAGCGACGACTCGACGGAGCAGCAGGCGGGACGGATTTCCGCCGCCACACAAGCTGCCCCTCCCACGAACGCGGGCACCAGCAGCGACCTGCTGCACAAGCTGCGGTCCGGTGACTACAAGTCGCTGGTCGAAGCGGGCCTCGTTCCTGCCTGACGGCACGGCGTCATGACTCCCTTAGAAAGGGGGAGGTATGGCGAACGCCTTTACTGGCGGCGCATCCGGCGCTGCCTGGGATCTTCTCACCGAAACCGCCTACGACCGGGCCGTGGAGTATTACCTCCGCGACGAACCGCAGTGGCGGCAGCTCATCGACAAGCGCCCCGTCGACCAGGCGATGCCTGGCGACGTGGTGACTCTCACCCTGCACAACCCGTTCGCGGCTCTCGCCACCAGTCCGCTCACCGAGACGGTGGACCCGGACGCTGTGGCGGCTCCCGCGCCGACCCGCGTGCAGGTGACGCTCCAGGAGTGGGGCAACGCGGCGCTGACCACGCTGCGTCTGCAGGAGACGGCTTTCACGAAGCCGGACGCCGAGATCGCGGAGCTGATCGGCCGCAACATGTACGACTCGGTGGACACGATCGTTCGTTCTGTCGCGGACGCCGGCACCAACATTCTGTGGGTGAACGGCGGCGCGATGAAGACGACCGGCGGCGCTGACGCGTCGGTCGCGGCGACCGACCTGCTGACCCGCAACCCGGCGACTGCGGCAGTGAAGCTGCTGCAGCGGGCGAAGGTGCTGCCGAAGCAGGCCGGCAAGTATGTTGCCGTCATCCACCCGGACGTCGCTTTCGACCTGCAGGCCGAGAACACGGCGACCGCATGGAACGCCCCGCACGTCTACGGCACCGACACGGCCGAGATTTACAGCGGCGCGGTCGGTGACTTCCAGGGTGCGCGGTACATCGAGACGACCCGTACCACCATCAACTCTGATGGTGTGTCCAGCGGCAAGGTGTACTCGACGTACTACTTCGGCAAGCAGGCGCTTGTCGAGGCGAGCGCGGTCGACCCGCACATCGTGATCGGTCCCCAGACCGACAAGTTGAAGCGGTTCTTCCCGATCGGCTGGTACGGCCTGGCTGGTTGGAGCATCTACCGCCCGCAGTCGCTGGTGCAGGTTCGCACCTGCAGTTCGATCGCGGGTCTGTAAGCCAAGCGCGGCCCCTGGTCGCCCCTCACGAGGGGGTGGCCAGGGGCCGTCCCCGTCTCGCGTGGAGGCGTGATGACCTACCTGTTCACCCCGCCCCAGCGGATAGAGACGACACGTATAGCTGGCGCGCTCCGCTACTCGTACCCCGTGTCCTACACCGTCTGGAAAGACCCGGTGCTCGGCTGGCAGGCGGCAGAGACGCCTGCGACGGAGACGCTGGAAGCGGCGACACAACTACTGGCCGTCAGCGGTCGACCTCAACTGGTCGACGACGCGACCGCCACCGAACTCATCTCCGCCGGCATCGGGACGTGCGTCCCTGCCTGACACATCCATCAGGAGGGGTCGTGCTGGAGCGATTCAACGACTGGTTCTCGTCCCGCGCGGGCGTCGCGCAAGTGTTCTGGCTGACCGCGGTCGTCACCGTCTTCGAGGTCGCCTTCCCGCACGTCGACCCGAACCGTTTCTGGTTCCTTTACATCTGTACCGCGTGGTCGTTTTTCACGCAGAACGCTCTCGCCTACTCCTCCCGGATCTCCTCTGATGTTGCCGCGGCTGCGATGACGCAGGTCGCGTCCCTGGAGCAGGAAATCCTCGACATGGAGGAACAGCACTTGGACGGTGGCGACAAGTGACTGTCATTTTCGACGCGGCCTACAAGCCGAACCTGCAGGCGGTGCGCGCCGCTGGCGGCGTCGCCATGACCGTCTATCTCACCGGGAACTACGCCTCGACGTGCGCGCAACCCTCCGCGCTGCACGCGGCAGGGCTGGGGTGTCTCGGCAACTACGAGCAGGCACCCGGCGAACTGCTGACGTGCGGCTACTCGGGCGGGGTGGGCATCGGCCAGAAGGCCGCTGCCGCCTACGCGGCTGAGGGTGCCCCGCAGAATCAGGGTCTTGGTATCGCGTTCAGCGTGGACGTCAACTGTCCGCTGGCGTCGTTCGCTGCGGTCGGTGACGCGTTTGACGGCATCAACCAGGGCCTCGCTGGGCGCTTCGTCGCGCACGTCTACGGCGAGGGCGCACTGATCGACTACCTGTTCCAGACGGGCAGGGTGCGCGGCAAGCAGTGGCTGTCCGGGTCGACGTCGTTCCCCGGCTGGAACCCGAACGACCCGAACGTCGGCATGATCCAGCGCACCTGGTCGCCGGTCCCCGGCACTGACCTGGACGACGTAACCGACCTGTCGACGCTCGGCATCTGGTGGCCCAACGGTGTCGCCCCGCAGGGCGGCGGCACACCTATCACGGAGGCAGATATGACCCCGGACGAACACGCGATGCTCGTTGACGTGCAGGCGAAGCTGGGCGCGCTGCAGTACATCATCGGTCCGGCTGAGCCGTACAGCGGTCCCGCCGGCCCGCTGATGACGCAGCTCGGCGCACTCGTCTACGGGCTGGTGCCGCCTGGCGGCTACCAGACGCAGGGCGAGTTGGCGCTGGATGTCCGCACCGACCGTGCCGCCTTGGCGGCGCTGCAGGCGCCCGCCGCGCCGGCACCTGTGGCGGTGGATGTGGATGCTCTCGCCGCGAAACTGAGCACCGCACTACCGCCCGCTGTCGTCGCGGCGCTTGCCGCTGCGCTGGCGAAGGGCGGTGCGGCGTGAAGGTGACACCTGAGGTTCGCCGCGTCACCATCACCGCGCTTGCCGTCGTGGCCTCCGCAGTGTCGTCCGGTCTCCTGCCGGCTCTCGCAGCCCACGTCGCGCAACTCGTTCTCGCGGTGGCCGCTGGGGCGGGCGTCTACTGGACGCCGCAGTCCACCGACCCGTCCACCGGGAAGCACGCGGTGCTACCTGTCCCTGCCGCGCCGAACCTGCCGGGGCACCTGCCGGACGCGGTGGTCGCGGAAGCGGCGCACGCCGCTGCCGATCTGGCGACGCAACTGTCGAAGGCGTGACGGTGGGTTACTACTGGCTCGCGTGGCTGGCGCTCGGCTTCGGCATCCCGGAAGGGATCGCACTCGCCACCGGCCATCCGGGAAACACCCTGTCCGACACCGTGTGGCATTGGTGCGACGTCACCCCCGGTTCGACGTTGGGGCACTGGACGTTCCTGCACATCGTCCTGGCTGCGCTGATGTTCTGGCTGTCCGGCCACTTCGTACTAGGCATCTGGAGAGGCTGATGGCCTGCTCAACGAACTGCGCCACCCCCGGCGCGCATGAGACGTACGGCGAATGCCTGCGTGCGAAAGCGATCCAGATTGACCGTCACGGCCTGCTGAACTCGATGGCGGAGAAAGACAAGGACCGCCGTCTCGGTGAGTACGAGTCGCTGCGCCGGCACGGCGTGCAGCCGAAGACGACGCAGTGGGCGGATGTCCGTGACGCCGCTGAGCGCGGCGGCGTGCCGCGGACGGAAGTGAGGGCATGACCGTCACCTGCTCTCAGATGATTTACGAGACGCAAGGACTGCTCAGTTCCTGGTCGTTCGACGAGTCCCAGTCGACGTCGCTCGGTGCTGCGCTGGGTGTCAGCGACACGGCGTTCACCGTGTCCACGCCCCGCGGTATCGCCACGGGCGTCTCGCCGGGCATCGTTGAAATCGACCAAGAGTTGATGTACTGCGACTCGGTGAACCAGAGCGGCAACGTCACCATCGTCCCGTGGGGGCGAGGCTATCTGGGGACGACCCCCGCCGCGCATTCCGCCGGCGCCCGTGTCGTCTCGCAGCCAACGTTCCCCCGGTATTGGACGATGCAGGCGATGAATGAGGTGATGGAACGCATCTTCCCGATGGTGTTCGCGGTGAAACAGGTGGAGCTGACCACCACCTTCCCGAAGATCACCTACCAGTTGCCGCCTGATGCACAGTGGGTGCTGGGTGCCCGCTGGCAGTTGCCGGATGGACGGCTGTACTGGCAGTCGATTCGCCGCTGGCGGATGTCGCCTGGCGGCGGCACACAGTTCGGGGATCAAGGCGTCACTGTGGACGTGGCCGACTCGATGATTCCGGGTCGCCCCATCCAGTTCCTGTACGCCGCGAAGCCCGGCCTGTTCACGGCCGAAACTGACGACTTTACGACAGTGACCGGACTGAACCTCGGTATCCGGGATGTTGTGACGTTGGGCGCCGCGGCGCAGATGACGACATCGCAGGAACTGTCCCGACTGCAGGTGAGTTCGGTGGAGCAGCAGAACAGGTCGCAACTGGTCGCCCCGTCCGCCGCGTTGACGTCCTCCCGGTTCTTGGAGCAGCGATTCCAGGAGCGGCTGATGGAGGAACGCCGCTCCCTGCAGCGCCTGTACCCGCCGCGTATCACTGGAGTCTGGATCTGATGACTGTCACCGCTCGGTTCTACAACGACAACGCACCGCAAACCACCACCGCGCGGGCGGTGGCGACCGGCGACTCCTCGTTCCCGGTGGCCTCCCTCGTCGGCTACCCGACGTCGTTCCCGTACACCGCGACCCTCGACATCGGCACCAGCATGGCTGAGCAGGTGCTGGTGACATCCGTCTCCGGTTCGACGGTGACGGTGACCCGCAACTACAACGGTGAAGGCTTGTTCCCGCACCAGTTTGGTGCGACGTTCAACGCGACCGCGGTGGCGCAGGATTATGCGGAGGCGAACGCACACCACGTCGCCCCGTCCGGTGTGCATGGCGTCACCGGCAACCTGGTTGGCACGTCGGACACGCAGACGTTGACGAGCAAGACGTTGACGTCACCGACGATCAACACGCCCACCGTCACCGGCGGGACGTACGCGTCCCCCGCGCTCACCACCCCGACCGTCACGGGCGGGACGTTCACGACGCCCACCGTCAACGGTGGGACGTTGAGTGACGCGACGTTGACGGGGGATGCGACGCATCCCGCGGCGGTGGGGAAGGCGACGACGGCGGGTGGGAAGACGTTGTCGTTGCAGAACTCGTCCGGCGTGGAGCAGGTGTTCGCTGACGACGCCGGCAACTTGACCGCGAACACGTCCCTCCATTCACCGCTTGTGACGGCAGGTGAAGTGGTGGCGACCGCGGGGTCGCCGGGCGCGAAGACGCTGAGTTTGAAGAACAGTTCGTCCACCGAAACGATGTCGGTGACGGACGTCGGTGACGTCGCTGCGGGGACGATGAACCTGGTGGGCTCCAGCGGCAAGCTGACGTTGAAGGCCAATGCAGGGCCGACTGACGTTGCTTTCGCGGCAGGCCCAACCGGCACTGTGAACGCCAGCATCGACAGTAGCGGCAACATCTTCACCGCGGGGACAGTCTCACTGCACGGCATAGTGCAGCCGGTGCTGCAGTCCGGCTCGGTGACCGTCACGTACAGCGGCACCTCCGCCGCGTCCGGCAGCGTCACATTCCCGGCTACGTTCAACGGGTCACCCGTCGTGGTGATGAGCGGGCAGAACGGCGCCGGGTGGGGGTTGGTGCCGATCCTCGTCACGGCGACCCCTACCGGGTTCAGTTGGATCCTCGGCACCTCGACTGGGGCGACGATCACTGGCACCGCGCACCTCGAATGGATCGCGGCGGGAACATGACCCGGCTGGCCGACCGCGGAAGGGGGCGATGACCTGTGGCTATCCCGGCGCTAATCCCATCCACAATCCCCGCAGGCTCACCCGGCTCCCCGGCGGGGTCGAGCACGGGCGGGGATCCGTTCAGCCTGTTCGACGTCGCACTCGGCGGCGTCGGGTTCATGTACGCGTTCACGACCGACAATCCGATGCAGCGGGAGACGGTGCCGTACGAGCGGACCCGCATCGACCAGGAGAAGACTCCCGGCGAACAGACGTTGACGAGCTGGTGGATCAGGTCGCAGGAGTCGTTTCACGGCGGCGCCGGCCAGCTCTACTTGGAGCCGCCCATCGACTCGCCGGTCGCATCCATCCGGTTTTCCGGCAGCAAGAACGTGGACGTGTTCACCCCGTCGCGGGTGACACGCCTGCCGGACACGGCGGTTGTCACCACCGACCCCTGTGTCGCCGTCGTCGGCCTCGCCGTCTCCGGCGTGGATGCGCTCGCCTACCTCACTGCTGTGCCGGGGACGGTGAAGCTGATGACCAGCGTCACCGGGGCGCCAGCGGTCAGCACCTGCAGCGGGGTCAGTAACGTATTGGCGTTGTCGACGGACGGCAGCAGGATTTACGCTGCGACCGCCACTGACGTTTGGGCGATCAACCCGGCGACCCCGACAGCGGCGACGAAGCTCGCCACCTACCCGGCTTCCGCGACCAGCGGGCCAGTGTTGGGGTGGGTGAAGTCGCGTCTGATGCTCGGCGTCAACGGCGCCGTCTACCAGGTCGACGTGTCCCAGTCCGGCGTCACGCTGGGCGCCAGCCAACTGCTGTTTCAGCATCCGACACCCGGCTGGACGTGGCGGTGTTTCGCGGAATCCCCCACCGCGATCCTGTCGGCCGGTGACGCCTACGGGGTGTCGGAGATCGCGCAGTACACGTTGAACGACGTCGCTGGCGCACCCACCCTGCAGGTGGGCGGCACCATCGCGTCCATGCCGGTGGGTGAACGTATCCTGTCACTGCGGAACGTGATGGGTACTTACCTGGTGATCGGCACAACCCACGGTGTCAGGGTCGGTCAGTTCGACTCGTTCTGGAGCCGGCTGACGTGGGGGCCGCTGGAGCTGCTGCCCACCGATCCGACGATCCCGTGCAACGCCATCATCACCCGCGACCGTTTCGCGTACGCGGTGGGGATGGCGTACGACGAGGGTGGCCTGCTGGCCGTCGACTTGGGTACGAAAACCGACCAGGCGGGCCGGTACGCGTGGTCAGGGCATCTCACTGCCCCGGCCCTCACCTCGACGCCAGCGAACTGCGGCACATCCCTCCCCGTCTCGGGGAGGCTCGTGTTCAACATTCCCGGCACGGGCCTCCTGCTGGAGGGTGTCGGGCCGGGCGGTAACCGTGAGGCGTGGCTGCAGACGTCGATGATGCGGTTCGGGACGGTGGAGCCGAAACTGTGGAAGGTGGGCCGTATTCGCGGTGCCTTCGCTGACAGTGAAGTGATCGTCAACGGCATCACCGCGGACGGTGAGGCGACGCTGGCGACAGTCGGGTTCACCACCACCGACCCGCCAGAATTCAACCTGCCTGCCGGACAGTACGAGTGGTTGGCGTTCAAGTTCCAACTGTCCGGCACTGGCGCACTGCTGCGCGCCTACCAGGCGAAGGCACTACCGGGCACTCGCCGGCAGCGGCGCATCAAACTGGTGCTCGCTATCTACGACCGGGAAACCACCCGGTCCGGCCAGCAGGTGCGGGACACCCTGTCGGCTCGTGGCCGGCTGGCAGCGTTGGAAGCGATGGACACGGCTGGCGACGAGATCCTGTTTCAAGAGTTCACGCCGTCCGGCGTGGTCAACACGAACGTAGTCGTCGAGTCGGTGTCGTACATGCAGATCGGTAGGCCGACGAGGACGTCGGATCTCGGCGGCGCGGCCACCGTGACTTTGAGGACGGTGGAGTCGTGAGCGACGACTTGGACGAGAAGCCAACGCTGGGTGAAGTGTTCCGGGGGTTGGGGCGGTTGGAACGGACAGTGGACGCCGGGTTTGAGACGGTCAACGACCAGATCAAGTCGCTCCGCCAGGAGTTCGTGTCGAAGGAGCTGTACGAGTCGGAGACGAAGCAGCTGCGGGAGCAGATCGAATCCGTGTCCGACCACCACAGGTTCCTGTGGTCTATGGCGATATCACTGTTGGCGGCGTCCGGCGCGTTCGGGTCGCTGTTCATCCACTTGCACTGACGGAGGAGCGTAGCTAACTTTCTAACGAACGACGAAGCCCCACCCTAGTGGTTCTAGGGTGGGGCGTTTTTCGTCGTTTCTAGCGTCCGTCACTCGGCGTGTCGCGGCCTATTCTGGCGAACAGTCGGGCCGTCCCGAACACCACCGACTCTACGAGCCGGGCCAGGCCGACCAGCAGTGCAGTGAGCACCACTAGTGCGACCGCGGTGTTCACCGCCCCCCACTGCTGGGCGTGCCCGACCGTGGTGAGCAGGACAGCGACAACGGCGAATGCTGTGAGCACCCGCCGCGTCACTACCCGTCCCGAAGCCACACCCGGACCTTACGGCCTTGCGAGGATCTTGTCTAGCCTGTCTAGCTGACCTAACCGCTCTGTAAGGCTCGGCCTATTCTCCCTGTCTACAACCCGCATAGTATTCGGCTCCCATGGCGCGTCCGGTATCAGGAACGACCCCGCGGTGTCCAGCCTGGCCTTCACATGCTCCTCGAAGGTCGACTGGTACGACTCTGGTATGTCGGACACGGCGCCGGGCCTGTCGGGCCGGTCATCGAACTGCGGGTAGCGATCCACGAACGCCAGCAGCGCCAGGCAATGCCACGCTGCGTGCGCCAAGTGCGAGTACCCGGACTCGTTGTCCTCATCCTCCCCCGACCAGAACAGGAGCAGGTGGCGCTGGAGCGCGTCGAACGACTTCGACCACTCGTAGCCGCGGAGATAGTTGTACCGGGCGTACTTCTCGCCGCCGAAGCCGGCGACCTCAGCGACCCGCAGCAACGCTGACGGGTCGAGTGCCCCTAACTGCGCCCGCTTCACACCCTTCACCCCGCCGGTTGACGAGGTGGTGCGGGTTTCGGTTGCGTCACTCATCGCGGCCCCCGGCCAGCGTTGCGGCAGCTTTCAGCGTCTTCATCACCAGGTCGCCGCACTCGATGTCGATGCGCGTCACTTCCTCCGGGTAGCGGTCGACGTCGTACAGGTAGCTGTCGCGCTTCCGTTCCTCCAGGTGGTCGATCAGGGCCTGCAGGCGAGGGACGCGCGCCAGGTCGTCCCTCTCAAGGCCCTCGAACGGCGACGGGCAGGAGCATCCGTGGTCTTTGGCGTAGAACAGCGCGCCCGTCTCGACGTCCTGCCACACGACGGTCATATCGAACTCGTAGGCGCCGGACGAGAACTCCACCATGTCGACGATCTGCAGCCCGAACTTCTCCGGGTTGAAGTAGATGCCACTCACGCTGCCGCCTCCACGAACAGTCCGATCTCCAGCACTTGCTTCCCGAGCGCGAGCGCCAGCATCGACTCCGCCTGCGCTCCGTCGCTGTCCTCCCACCCCGGCAGTAGGACCACCGCGTCCGCGTGGAACGCGACGTAGGTGAGATCGTCGATCATCGCCTGTCGCAGATCGAAACCGATCTGCTCGGTGATCTCCGCGACGTCACCCGTCTCCGACAGACCGATCTCCGCACCCCACTTCACCCTGTCGTGGTCGGCGGGGGAGAAGACGGTGTGCCCGAGCCCGCGAAGCATCCCCGCTGCCTTGTCGAAGGCGGGGTAGTTGAAGTGCGGCACACCCCGCATCGGTCCCGCCAGGTAGATGTTCACGCCTGCCACACGAACGCGTCGGCTTTCACGTCGAACCCCACGACGCCTTCGATCCCGTGGAAGAACTGCCGTAGCAGCGTCTCGATGATCAGCTCTAACTGGTCGAGAGCGTCCAGCCGCGCAACGTTGTCCGCGTCCGCGTCGATCCGGAAAGTCAGGTTGACGTCCACGTCGACCTGCGCCCCGAACGGGCCAGTCCCTGTCATGCCGCC